AGAAGAAAGAATAATATTGTCGGTAAGCGTACACGAGCCACCATATAATATCTTAAAAACTTTTTTGTGCAAATTGGAAGGTTCTGAATGGTACTAAACCGTAGATTTTAACTACTATGTATCAAACCCAATCTTTATACTGATCCAAGGTATAAAAAGAAATGTGATATAAATAAGCAATCGGGCAACCATAGTGTGTTGCATATCTAGAAGGAAATCAATGTATTCGTTTTTGTCTTTTCTAAGAGAAGAAACTGAGCCTAAACAACTCAAACATATACACCATGCGGAAGATAGACCTCTACTTCATGGAGAAGAAGGTTTTGATCATGCATACGGAGCTCTCCAACAGGCACATGAACATATAAAATCTGGAGGCGAGAGTTCTGCACTCACCATGAAATATGACGGTTCACCATCGGTCGTTTTCGGCCACCATCCAAAAACTGGTAAATTTTTTGTAGCCAGTAAGTCAGCATTTAATAAAACTCCAAAAATAAACTACAATTCAAAAGATGTTGCAAAGAATCATGGCCATGCACCAGGTCTTGCAGAAAAATTGAATTCTGCACTTGTACACTTAAAAAAGGTTGCACCTAAGACTGGTGTATACCAAGGTGATCTTATGTTCTCAGAAGGAGACAAAGAAGATAAGGGTGCCAAAGGAGTTTCATTTACACCAAATACGATTAAGTATACTGCAAAAGGCGAAGAAGCTGATAAAGTTCGTAAAGCAAAACTTGGCGTAGTTGTGCATACACAATATCACGGTGATGATATTACCACAATGTCATCCGATTCTCATCCAGATGTTCACAATTTTAAACAGCACAATGATGTTTGGAGCAAATCAGTAAACCATGACACAAAACAAGTGCATTATTCTGATGCAGATCAAGAAACTTTTCAGCACCACATGAATGAAGCTAAAAAAATACATGACCAAAATAAGTCTATGTACAAGGCAACAGAAATGCATCGTGGAGACGCTGGACATCTTGCAACATATATTAACCACACAGTTCGTACAGATGAAACACCAACCGCTGAAGGTTTAGCGAAACACATACAGTCAAAATATACTAAACAATCAGAGAAATTAAAAACACCGATTGCACAGTCAAGAAAAGAAGTGGAAGCAAAAACACATATAAATCACATTGCTTCAAATGAAAAACACTACAATAACCTTTTACAAATGCATAATCATTTGCAAAAAGCAAAGAATTTATTAGTATCCACATTAGAACAACATACTGGTGGTTTGGAACATCATATAGATAGTAAACCAACAGGTCCAGAAGGTTTTGTTGTAAATCATAAGAGTGAACCTACTAAATTGGTTAATCGTTCAGAATTTGCAAAGGCAAATTTATTAAAGGTAAGAAAGTGAAATCATTTAAGAATTTAATACAAGAAGAATTTAAAAAGCCAGCAGTTATTGCTTTTGGCAGAATGAATCCTCCTACTACAGGTCATTTAAAATTAATTGATAAAGTAAGAGAGACTGCTGCTCGTCTAAATGCACACCATGAAGTTATTGCTTCTCATTCTCAGGATAGTAAAAAGAATCCATTAACAGCGCAACAAAAAGTTAAACACTTACAGAAATATTCTCCTGGTACAAATTTTGTTGCCGCCTCAAAAGAACATCCATCTATTTTTCATCATGCAGAGAGACTCAGTAAAGCTGGACACGACCATTTGGTAGTTGTTGCTGGTTCGGACCGTGTAAAAGAATTTCATGATAATTTAAACAAATATAATGGAAAGCCAAATAAAGAAGGCCATGTTCCATACAACTTTAAAAAGATTACTGTAGTTTCTGCTGGATCTCGTGATCCTGATGCAGAAGGAACAGAAGGTATGTCTGGCACTAAGATGAGAGAACACGCAAAGAATCGTGATTTCGCATCATTCAGAGAAGGTGTTCCTTCTCATGTTTCAGATAAAGACGCCAGAGAATTAATGAGCGATACCCGTAAAGGTATGGGTATTAATGAAGATGTCAGTAGAGGACAATTCCGAGCAATATTTGTTACCGGTGGTCCAGGTTCTGGTAAAGATGTTGTTATCCGTGAAGCAGTTGCAGAATCAAAGATTGTAGAATTAAATGTTGTGCAAGCGCAAGAATATCTAGGCGACAAACAAAAACTATCAGAACAGTCCAAAGATTATCGCAGAGAAGCAATTAGAAACCGTGGTCCTTTGATTATCAACGGTCCAGCCGATGATCGTGACCGTATTATGTGGATCAAAGAAGAACTTGAAGATTTAGGTTACGGAACTATGATGGTATTTGTCAATACCACAAACGAAACCAGTAAAGAAAGAAATTCACTATTGTCCAGGACGATGGTTGAATCTGTGAGACACGATAAGTGGTTGCGATCTCAAGAAAATACTAAATACTTTAACGAAGTGTTTTCTAAGTTTATGATTTTTGACAACACAGGCGAGGTTAAAGAAGAAGATATCCATGATGTGTATGAATCTACAAATATTTTTCTAGATTCAGAAATAGTTGGTGAAACAGCCCAAGAGTGGTTAGAACGCCGCAAGTCAGTAGATATTAATAGATTATTTAAGGAATATAGAAATGTTAAAAAAGATAATAGATTTTCTGAAAGTAAAACCAGTCCAGTCAGCGAGCTCTTCCCAGGAATCCAGCTCCAAAGAAAGCTCAACAAGCGAGATAACATCAAAGACGATGACATCAGAGCCACAGGCGGTTACACCTTCAAAACCTACCACGAAGCCTCGCAGCCAGTCGTCAAGGTCCAACCAGAGCCAAAAGAAAGCAACTTCAGGCGGGACAAAGAAAAAGAAAAGTTAAAAAGAATAGTTCGTGCCCCAAGTGGTGCGATAAAGACACAAGGAGTAGGTCCAGAATTTGACACTCGCCAACAGGGAACAGTATACCCTATGTCAGGACTAGGCGATGTGACCTACCGAGAACAAAAAGAATTTAAAGATTTTCGTAAGCATAGAAATCCAGTAGCACACGCTTCACAAAAAGTAGGACCAGGATCAGGTAAACATAAACAAAAATCTAAAGATGCAGTTCGTGGTGAGAAACATAAGAAGAAACAATATCACGAAGCTATAGATGATCCTGGTGCAAACGATATGGGTGTTGCTGGAACTTTAGGTGGTTCTACAAATAAAGAACCTATGCAAAAAATTTCTGATACATACGGTAAAATTAAATTGTTGCGGAAAAATAAAAATGTTAAAATTTAAAGACTTTATTTTAGAAGTTGCTGCCTGGCAACGCAAAGAAGGTAAATCTGAATCTGGTGGATTGAATCGCAAAGGTATTGAATCATATCGCAGAGAAAATCCAGGTTCAAAACTTTCTATGGCTGTTACAACGAAGCCATCAAAGTTGAAAAAGGGTTCTAAGTCAGCAAAAAGAAGATTAAGTTTTTGCAGAAGAATGTCTGGCATGAAAAGAAAATTAACATCAGCAAAAACTGCTCGTGATCCCGATTCAAGAATAAACAAAGCTCTACGTAAGTGGAACTGTTAATAACGGAGAAAAAAATGTTCACCAAGTCAAAAGTAACTCAATCTATGGTCGATGCTGTAAACGAAGCACTCAAAGGCGACCAGCACAAAATTGATGCCAACAAAAATAAAAAAATCGATGCACAAGATTTTGAAATTCTTCGTTCTAAAAAAGAAGTCAAAGAAGAATTAAAAGGTGATCAGCATAAAATTGATGCCAATAAGAACAATAAGATTGATGCACACGATTTTAAAATTCTCCGTAAACAGAAAAAAGAAACTTATGGTGAAGAAGCAATTGCTAGAATCATCGAAACTTCTCATCTGAATAAAAATAAAAAAGATGATGTTCCTTTTACTCCTGATAAACCAAAAAAATCTCCATCAGCTATAGCTGGCAAATATGGTCAATCATATTCTACTGTGCGCCATCTTGCTAGACTAGGAATGAAGCAAGTAACGAAAGAAGATGTTGATTTAGATGAGGCTCGTAAACTGGAAGGCACATATTCAAATAAAAATGGTCACGAATCAAAGGTATACAAACTATCCGGTGAACATAATGAAGGTGATCCTTATCACGTTAAACTTTTTAAAAATGGTAAGCATCATGAACCAGCTGATTACTTTACCAATGATAAAGACGATGCTCATTCAACAGCCAAGGCAATGGTCAAGGAAGAAGTTGAACTTGAAGAACGTACACTCACAGAACCAGAAGCAGCAGAAAAAGAGCGTATTGTTAAAGGAATGAAAAAAGGTTTGCAAGGTTTCAAACAACGATATGGTGAGCGTGCTAAATCTGTTATGTACGCAACAGCAACAAAACTTGCTAAAGAAGATACCGTACAAGAAGGTGAGAATAAGCAAGTAAAAGGCGGTGATCCTTGCTGGACAGGTTATCAAATGGTTGGCATGAAGAACAAAGGTGGCAAGAAAGTTCCTAACTGTGTTCCAGAAGAAACACAATGTGACACACCAATGAATCGCACAACCAAAATTGCAAAGTCAGCTTTTGAAGCAGTAAAGAACAGAACAAAAGTAAAATGAAAAAATTAAATTCTATTCGAAAAAATCCTGAGCCTGCCAGAGGACAAAGTGGAATAAATCCACTTGATCCTTGGGGTGCAAAAGCAGGTATCAATGAAGAACCAATCAATGAGATATCTGCTCGTGCATCTGAATCTGATTTACTATCTAGATATTTAA